TCTGATCCGTTAGCTTTGAAGACAATGTCAAAAAACCCTTCCAAGAGTCAGTTAACATTTTTACGGCAAAGTTGTTGATGAGTATCTGTGTTCCGTTATCCATAAGAGTCGAAGTCATACCATCAATTGTTTTTGCACCTTCTTTTGCTCCTTCAAAATATAGACCGCCTTTTGATGTAGCGGTCGCCATAGCCGCGGAAACTTCTTGAAATGATATTTTTCCTGCCTCCATGCGCTTTTTTAACTCAAGCATAGACTCGCCAGTTTTCTTGCTTATTTCATTGAGCGGATTAAAACCAGCATTGACCATCTGCAAAACGTCCTGCCCCATAAGCCTACCTGCGGCGCTACTCTGTGCAATAGCAAGACTGAGACTTTTAAAGCGTTCTGTACTGCCCATTGAAATATCAGACAGTTGCTTCATTGTATTGTTTGCATCGGCCATGCTCATACCGAAGCCCATCAAAGTTGAAGCAGCATCAGCATAATCTCTTGTCATTAGTGGAGTCTTTGCCGCCTCGGCACTAAGATATGACATCTGTAGCCGTGCCGTTTCAGCTGATCCGGTAAGAACCTTGAATCGAGTTGTAAGATTTTCGAAATCTGCGCTCGCACGTATCCCGGTTGTAGCGATTGATTTTAAACCCAACCCAAGGGCTGTAATTGCGGCAATAGTCAAAACAACAGGATTTAAAAGTAACGTGCCTAATTTACTCCCGAGCGCCTCAGCCGATTGACCGGCAGACGCTGCACCACTTTTAAACCCTGCCATAGAAGATGCAAGTACGTTTGTTTCAAGAGTAGTTTTTGATGTTGCGTTAGCAAGTTTGATAGTGGCAAGTTCTGACATTGCGAGCGCCTGCGTCACCTTTGCCGCTTCAGCTGATTCCTTTGCCATTGCTGTATTCATTGCAGATATGGAAGTTGCTGCCTTTGCGGCGGTGGCAGCATTATTCATCTGTTCTTTTGACACTGCCGCAATACCGGCACTAGCCATGTCATGCGCCCGTATATATATATCAATATTTTCATTAGCCATATTATTCCTCCGGTCGCTTCAAAAGTCTACACACGTCACTATATGCGCTATCAAAATAAACATAGGCAGCTACATCACGACAATTCATATTGTCATAATTAAAGCCGCCATATTTCTTAACCAATCTGTATTTTTCATACCATGCCCTGATATTTGGAGTTATAAACGCCATCGGACACGATCTAAATTCAATTGTCCCATCATCCCACACCGCTTGCCGCAGTGGTTTTCTACATCCAAATTCTTTCTTATCGAAGGAATCACAGGAGCCGCACGTTTGACGCACAGCCCCTGTAATGCAAGCGGCTAATCCCCTAAAGAAGCATAATCAACTGCGCATAATTTCATCGATGAAATGATCTTATTTTTCACAAAAGCATGAATATCAACGTGAAAATTCCTAAATGTTTCAATGCATTCTTCGCCTGCGACACTTCTAACCGTTTCGGAAATAGGGTCGTATATATTTGATATACTCAAAATCATGGAGCTATAAAACTTGATTACGCTTTCTCCGCTTTCTAGTCCCATGTAATAGTTTCTGTCTTCAGTGCTTGGAATCTTTAGAGTAAAAACTGGTCTATACTCTTCGGGAAATTTATCAAAACACTCTGGCGTAAATTTAAACGACTTCCCGATAAGAGGCATCATATTAAATAACGCCTCTTTTGTTTTTTTGTCTAGTTTCGCAACCGTTGACATTTTAAACCACTTTCTTAAAATTAGAATTTTGCACCGAAAACAATTTCGTAAAAATACCCTGTAGTAGAAACGGAAGCATCATCACCACCAGTAAGATTAAAACTCAAATCCCAACCGGCAACACCATCCTTTGCGGAATCGGCAGGATTAAGAACCTGAGCGTTAGGGCAGTGGATGGTATATCCATTCCCTTGAATAATAATTGATGTGATAGTGTTTGCAAATGCTTGACCTATCTTATCGTCACCTGTGAATGTTGCACTTTTCAATACGGACATTTTAAGAGTAGGAGCACGGCCAATGACTGCAAAAAAGTCATATCCATTCGCGGCACTCGTTTTTACACCTGCAATTTTTGAACCAGTATCAAGTTCAAACGATAAACATTTTGATGATACGCCACCGGAAACAACAGAACCTGAAAGAGTCCCTCCAATATTTACTGGGGAGTTACAGAAGTTAACCTTTGTTTCAGAAGTTGACCAGCTACGTGCAAATTTAGACCCTGAACCTGATTCGCCATTATACGCTCCGCTAAACTCAAAATCAATCGCAATAGCTTTACCGGAGTCATCCGCCTTTACTATTGCATTTCCCATGCATCCCTTTGCCTTGCGAGTCCTAACTGTGCTATTCCCACGTTCGACCTCAATCCCGTAAAATGATACGCCAGATTCATCGGCAGATGATGCAGCGCGGTAGCCTTTTCCGATCCAAACAAAACCGCCTGTAGTGTAGGAGTTGGTTAAATTTGCAGTCATAGTCAAAGCTGTTGCAGTTTTAGAAAGCACTGCGCATTGCTCTGTAAGGGCACCGTCCAAAAGAGTAACGGTTTGGCCAACACTGAACTTATTACCCAATGTCCCGCCAACGGTCACAACTGCCTGACCTGAAGCAGCAGAAACAGTAATGGCTGTTTTATAATCAACCTCAACCATGCCGCATGATTTAAGATATTTCGATACCGCCGGAGATACTCCAAAACTTGAATTTGCCTTTGCGAAAGTGCCAAATTTGATCTTTGCTGATTGCGCTCCTGCCGTAATAGTCCCCCTGGCATGATCACCACTAGCAGGCGATGCGGTTCTTTCGTCTGACTCCATCTCAATAGCCATAGTCGGGCCATAAAGCATGATATCGTTATCGGTAGCAGTAGGAACGCTATCTGTTCCAATCGTCGATTCTGTCTTGCCTACGAGTTGATAAAGATCAACTGCAATTAGTCCTGCCATAATTTACCTCTTTAGTTTATTGGTAGTGTCGGATTGTCACGCTGTCTTGTGATATAAGTTTTTAATTTAACGGTCATCTTAAAATCAACAAATTGATTCCCATCATCAAAATTTGAACGCTCATAACCTGCGTATAAAAATGGATTAGTAGCATTTGCAAAACATAAATTTTCATTTCCAAAAAGTGTAAGAATATCTGAAAGCGCTTTACTATATGTCGATTCAAATTCTGCCCGTGATCCTGACATAGCAGGATTGGGAGCCATTGCAACTATCTCCAATTCAACACCGAGCAATGAAGGGAAACAGAAATTTTGCGACATCTCACTTTGCGACATTTCTTCAGAGAATTTAATATCTACACATGGGTACGTATTATGCACCAGCATATCTACAGATTGCCAAGTGTAGTTATAAACATCTCCTGCGACCATACCCTTGATAGCTGCGGCCATCTCTTCACGTATCGCCTGATCAAGTGGTTTATTTGGTGCCATTACTTAGAGTCTCCAGAGCTTTTTTTGTTGACATACTTAAAATTTCGATTACTTTTTTTCTATTTCTTCTGGCTGAAAGATATAAAAACGGTTCTGCTTTTATGCCAGATACCCAGTGACCTTTTGATGCCTTTGTATATCCGTCCCAAGAAAGTATCTTAGCGTTTTTAGGTTTAACAAAATGACGTTTACTTCCGTTGTGTATCCATTCGCCATATTTTGCAACACCTAAATCGACATATACAGTTCCGGAATTAAATGATAACGTTTTGTTCCTAACTGATTTTTCAAGCATGTGTGAGTGGTTTTTAAATCTATGCGTTTTTGTTCCGTCGTTCACACATTGCATCGCCTCATTTATTCCGGTCTCAATTTCTATTTTTAATGCCGGAATTATCTTTGCAAGTCGTACCGCCACTAATGCAGAATTTGAAGTAACGGTAATGGTAGGAGGCATTTTAACCCCTTATGGCACGAACTACGCGCCGGTTTTCTTCTGGTGCCAATGGTCGTACTCCCTGAAGCATCGGGGCGCTTATCTGGCTCCTTAATGTGCTTTTAACATCTCTGTAATATTGTAATTTTACGAAGTAAATGTTTGTATTAGGGTCTGCGTTTGTATTTGGATTATTGCCCCAAGACTCTTCGAAAATATATGTATAAAAAACAGCAAGCCAGTAATCAATTAATATTTGATGAGCTACGTATCCGCCAACAGTATATATATCAGAAGCTGACAAATAATGCTCTTCAGCAGTCGATACAAGCGCATTATCTGCACGAGTCATATATGATTCTATTGTTGCAGTCGGATGAACTTTATCTTGGATGAATGCAACCGCTGCCGTATCTGTTATTGATGTTATATTTACATAGTGAGACATTGTTCTTCTTTTCCGTCAATATCAATATCTATTTCGTTTTTTTCTTTCGGCGGTCTGCCTGCTTTTTTTTGTAATCTGAGTTCGTCGATAATCTCAGAAAGCTGTATAACTTTTTGGGAAAGTATATCAACTTTTGTCACAAGTATTTTGAATTTTTTTTCAGAAATAGGAATGTGCTGTTTGTTAGGATTTGGGTACTTAATTTCAATTGGCATTCGTTTTCTCATTGGTAAAATTAAGGGGAGTTACCTCCCCAATATTAAGCAAAAGTTTCAACGGAAGTTCCACCAGTTACTGTATAGCCCAATACCGTGATATTCCCGATACTAAGCGTATCGGTATCTGCGGCAAGCCATGCACTAGCAGAACCGGTAACAGTAATAGAGGCAACTCCTTTTGTTATTGTAAGAGTTGTGCTGGGAATTGTTGCTGTACCTGCCACTGAACTTTTAGCTATAGATGCAGTTGTAGTATAAGCAGCATTCAACCACTGATGTATTTCACCGGATGCGGATTTGATTGACACAATGACCTTGCGAGTCCATGCACCAGTAGCGGCAACCCCCGTAACTGTCGCGGGGCTAATAGCCATCACCATATCACCACTCATAGCCTTTGACATTAAATTCATTTGCTCATTTGCAGTAATATTATTTGTATTTCTACGCGGCATATTTTTTCCTTTTAAAGAGTAAAGGCGGGGGAATATATCCCCCGCCAATAATTACGCGATCTTGGAACGAAGCATAACAATTTTTGCATTTTCAGCAGCAAAAACACGATTCCAGTTTACGGCAAGAGCCAAATTGGCGTCACTTGGTGTAATGCTACCTGTTACAGTATTTTCAGTCCAAGCAAAACCAACTGGATGCATTCCGAACACGCGGCGAGTATAAATAGAATCAATGCCAAAGCCAGTCGAAGGGTCACGAAATAGCTCAGTTGGCATATAACCAGCCTGACTCATCCCAAACTGGATAGCACCATTCTTACAAATGTAAGAATCATATACGCCGGCATTATTATATGCATTTCGGTTTACGAGGAGACGCATTCCAAGATAGAATTCAACCGGAGCTTCCTGCTCGGAAATAGGAATGTAGTCAATTTTTTCATTTTTACGAATAAAATTATACACCAACGGATGTACGACAATAGCAGCAAAATCACCGCCATTCAAATCCCCACGCCCGCTTGTCCCATTCTCG